GCGTCGGTAACGCCAGAATCGAGCCCAGGGCAAACTCTGTGCTGATAACCAAGCAGGCGAGTGGCTCAGCCAAGATTGACCCGTTGATGGCTATGCTCAACGCCGTTTCGCTGATGTCGCTCAACCCTCCCGCCGCACACAAAGCCTTTCAGTGTTTTTTTGTTTAGCGCTGTGATAGCCTGTCGCTAATAACCATCGCCAATCTATCGGTGTTCACTATGGGCATGAAAGAGCTAGCCGAAAGCACTGATCGCGTTTACAGCGTCGTGACCATCAAAGCGGTGGACGACGAAAAGCGCGAGATTGTCGGCATTGCCTCGACGCCATCCACTGACCGCATGGGCGACATCGTCGAGCCTATGGGCGCCGAGTACACTCTCCCGATCCCGCTGCTGTGGCAGCACAATCATGGCCTGCCAGTCGGTTCCGTGGTGACCGCCAAGGCCACGAAGGGCGGCATTGAGATTCGTGCAACCATCCCGAAGATTGAGGCGCCGGCAGGACTGGCAGCCCGTCTCGAGGAAGCATGGCAGTCTGTCAAGCATCGCCTGGTCACTGGCCTTTCGATTGGCTTCAGCCCGCTCGAATACAGCTTTATGGACAATGGCGGCATCCACTTTACGAAGTGGGGATGGCATGAGCTTTCGCTTGTGACGATTCCGGCGAATGCCGAGGCCACTGTCACCAGCATCAAGTCGTTCGATGAAAAAGTGCGTGCCGCGTTAGGCAAGACCGCGCAAACCGTCGTGCGAAGTGATAACCCTGCCGGCGCTTCGGCAAAGCATGTAACCGCAAGAATTCAAATCCCGAAGCCCCAGGAGGGCCACGCAATGAATATTCAAGAGCAGATTAAGGGCTTCGAGGCGACCCGCGCCGCAAAGTCCCAGCGTATGCAGGAGATCATGGAAAAGGCGGCCGAAGAAGGCCGCGGTCTGGACGCTGCCGAGGCCGAAGAGTTCGAGGGCCTGGAAGGCGAACTGAATGCCGTTGACGACCAGCTGAAGCGACTGGATACCATGGAGAAGCTGAATCTCTCCAAGGCTACCGTGGTGGAAGACCGGACCAAGATGAGCACCGACCGCGTGCCGGCCGTGCCGAAGGTTACCGAGAAGCTGGCGAAGGGTATCGAGTTCGCTCGTTTCGTCATGTGCTTGGGCGCCGCCAAGGGCGACCTGTCCACTGCCAGCGCCATCGCGCAGAAGCGCTTCCCTCACGCTGAGCGCATCAATATGGTGCTCAAGGCTGCTGTTGAGGCGGGCACCACCACTCACGAAACCTGGGCTCTCCCGCTGGTCGAGTACAACCAGTTCGCTGGTGACTTCGTGGAGTTCCTGCGCCCGATGACCATCATCGGCAAGTTTGGCCAGGCAGGCATCCCGGCTCTGCGTCAGATCCCGTTCAACGTCCATATCCGTGGCCAGACTACTGGCGGCACCGGTTACTGGGTCGGCCAGGGCGCGCCGAAGCCGTTGACCAAGTTCGATTTCACCGACGCATACCTGGGCTTCGCGAAGGTGGCCAACATCGCCGTGCTGTCTGAAGAGCTGCTGCGCTTCAGCAACCCGAGTGCAGAGGCTCTGGTCCGTGACTCGCTGGCCCAGGCTCTAATCGAGCGCCTCGACATCGACTTCATCGACCCGGCCAAGGCATTGGACGCCAACGTTTCCCCGGCATCTGTCACCAACGGGGTTACCCCGATTGTGGCTACCGGTACCGGAGACGCCGACGATGTGCGTACCGACGTGAAGGCTGCGATGACCACGTTCATTGCCGCCAACATCACGCCGACCGCTGGCGTGTGGATCATGTCGGCGCGCCGCGCTCTGTCGCTGTCGCTGATGCGTAACGCGCTGGGTCAGAAGGAGTTCCCGGACATCACCATGCTCGGCGGAACCTTCGAGGGCCTGCCGGTGATCGTATCGGAGTATGTGCCTTCCGAAACCGCTGGTGATTTCGTGATCCTCGCGAACGCCTCGGACATCTGGCTGGCAGACGATGGCTCCGTTGTGGTTGATGCGTCCCGCGAAGCTTCGCTTCAGATGCTGGACAACCCGACCAACAACAGCGCAACCGGCACGCCGACCACGATGGTTTCGATGTGGCAGACCAACTCGGTGGCTATCCGCGCCGAGCGCTGGATCAACTGGCAGAAGCGCCGCACCGCTGCCGTTGCTGTGATCTCTGAGGTAAACTGGGGCGACGCGTAAGCTGATCCCTTAGAATGGCCCGCTTCGGCGGGCTTTTCTTTATGCACCACGGAGACACACGATGAGCAAGATTAAACTGGTTGCAATCAAGCGCTGCCCATCAGCGAAGCCAGGCGTTGAATTCTTTGCCAGTTCATCCGAGGCGAAAGCCCTGGTAGCGCTTGGCCTGGCAAAGCGGCTGACGCCCCCTGCATATTCGCAGGCAATGCCTGTAATTCCCAATCTCGACGTGCCTGTTGTTGTCCAGACTGCCGACGAGGCCGTCACCGTCGATACTCCGGCGATGGATCTGCTGGTATCCAAGACGGTCGAGGAATTCGCCAAAGAATCCGGCGTCGATCTTTATAAGATCGTCGGCACCGGTCATAATGGGCGCATCACCCGCAAAGACGTCGAGTCCGCTATTCAGGCGGTCTAACCATACAGAGAAAGTCGATGCGCCTATTTGGGTTTGAGATCAGCAGGAAAAAAAGCCATGTCGCCCCGGTTGATAATCGCGGCGGCTGGTTCCCATGGATCCGCGAGCCCTATGCTGGCGCATGGCAGAACAATGACTCATGGACCATTGATAGTGTGCTGGCCTATCACGCCGTCTATGCCTGCATCAGCCTGATATCGTCCGACATCGGCAAGCTCCCGGTCGGCATATCGCGTATCGACGGCAATGGCATCTGGAGCCCGTCGCGCGGCTTGGCCAAGGCCAAAGTCCTGAAGAAGCCGAATCGCTTCCAGAACCACATCCAGTTCAAAGAGTGGTGGATGATTTCCAAGCTCGTGCGCGGGAATGTTTACGTCCTGAAAGAGCGCGACCCGATGGGCGTTGTCGTGCGGCTATATGTGCTTGATCCGTGCCGCGTGCAGGTGCTGGTTTCGACCGATGGGTCTGTCTATTACCAACTCGCCCAAGACGCACTTAGCGGGCAGGAAGAAACGAGCGTCACCGTGCCGGCCAGCGAGATTATCCACGACCGCATGAACTGCCTGTTTCATCCTCTGGTCGGCGTGTCGCCATTGTTCGCCTCTGGCCTGGCCGCAAGCCAGGGCCTGAAAATTCAGAACGACTCGAACAAGTTTTTTGAGAACGGCGCTAGCCCTGGTGGCGTGCTTACCGCTCCCGGCGCCATCGGTGACGATACTGCGGCACGACTGAAGGCTCACTGGGACGCCAATTATTCAGGCGTCAATGCCGGCAAGGTTGCAGTGCTTGGTGACGGCCTGAAGTTTGAACCAATGCGCATGACCGCGGTTGACTCGCAGCTGATCGAGCAATTGAAGTGGACTGCGCAGGTTGTTTGTTCAACCTTTCACGTCCCAGCCTGGAAAGTCGGCGTCGGCGACCGCCCAGCAAACACGAACATCGAGGCGCAGACCAAGGACTACTACAGCCAGTGCCTGCAAACGCATATCGAGTCCATGGAGCTTTGCCTTGATGAAGGGCTCGAGCTTGACGATGGATTTGGCACTGAACTGGATCTTGACGTGCTGTTCCGCATGGACAGCCAGACCCTTATGAACACGCTGAAGGAAGGCGTCGGCGCCGGCATTATGGCCCCGGACGAAGCCCGCAAAAGGCTAAATCTGTCTTCGGTTGATGGCGGCAAGACCCCATACTTGCAGCAGCAGAATTATAGCCTTTCCGCCCTGGCTGCGCGTGATGCGACCAATCCGCTTGCCTTGCCGGCGCCGGCGCCTGTACCTGAGCCGGCGCCAGCAGAAGACGCGCCGGAAGACGTAGACGATCAGGCGCGCATGTTCGCGCTGCTCATTGAAAAGGAGCTGTCCAGTGCTATCCATTCGTGAGCTTGAGGCCCAAGCCAAAGCCCTGGCGCCGATCCTGAGGGGGCTGGTAGACCGCGCCGTCGAACTGTTGCGCGGCGAGAATGCCAAGCTCAAAGAGGACGTGCTGGCGGCCATCCCTAGCGCCGAAGATATCGCCAAGCAGGCCGCTGCACTGGTAGTCATTCCAGAAGTGAAAGACGGCGAGCATGGCAAGGACGCAGACCCGGAAGAGATCAAGCGATTGGTAGCTGATGCAGTGGCCGAGATCCCGCAGCCGAAGGATGGCGCCAGTGTCACCGCCGAGGATGTGGCACCGGTCATCGCCGAGCAACTGGCCAAGGCCGTGGCCGAACTGCCAAAGCCGAAGGACGGCGTGAGCGTGCCGATTGAAGATGTGCAGCGCCTGGTCGCCGAAGAGGTGGCCAAGCAGATGGCTGCCATTCAATTGCCTGAGGCCAATCACGGCGAAAATGGCCGTGATGCACTACAACTGGAAATTCTGCCGGCCATCGATCCAGAAAAGAGCTACCCGCGCGGAACCTACGCGACCCATGGCGGCGGACTGTGGCGCGCCTATGAGTTAACCAAGTCCATGCGCGGATGGGAGTGCATTGTCGACGGCGTGGCTGGCGTGGATGTTCAGCAGGACGATCACCGCGGTATTGCTGTTGCCGTACAGATGGCAAGCGGCAAGGTCGAGCAAAAGGCATTCCAGCTGCCTGCGATGATCTACCGCGGCGTGTACCAGCCCGGTATGCACCATCCTGGCGATACCGTTACCTGGGGAGGCAGCCTGTGGCACTGCGACGCGCCGACCGAGGATAAGCCTGGCGAAGTTGGCAGCAAGGGCTGGACCCTGTGCGCCAAGAAGGGCCGCGACGGCAAGGACGGCACCAATGGCCGCGACCTGACTAAAGGGGTTTCGATCAAATGATGCTCGTGACCCTGGCCCAAGCCAAAGCACAGATTGAGGTTGACCACAGCGACAGCGACACGCTGATCACTGGCTATATCCTGGCCGCGTCTTCCGCCGTCAAGAATTACCTCAAGGCCGGGTCAGTGTTTGAGCCTGAGCGTGACGCCGATTTCAATCCTGTACTCGACAGCAACGGCGACCCGGTTTATCTGGAGGACAGCAGCGGCGACAAGGTGATCAGCTATGTAGTGCAGGCGGCGACGCTTATTCTCGTGGCCTATCAGTTCAAGGACCGCGACAATAATGCAGCTGGCGAGTTTGAGGCAGGCTATTTGCCCAGGCCAGTGACTGCGCTCCTGTACCCGATCCGCGACCCGGCGATAGCATAATGACCATAGCAGCTGGCCGCCTGCGCCATCGGATCGACATCCAGCAAAAGCAGACTGCGCAGGATCCTATGACGGGCGAGCAGACCGAAAGCTGGGTGACTCTATGGGATAAAGTCCCAGCGGCCATCGAGACGCTGAGCGCGCGCGAGTTTATCGCCGCCCAGGCCGTGCAATCAGAGATCAAGGCGCGGATCGTGATCCGTTACCGTGCCGGGCTGGATGCGACAATGCGCATCCTGCACGGCAGCAAGATCTACAACCCAGCAGCATTCCTCCCGGACATGGATAGCGGGCTGAGTTATCTGACAATCCCGTGCAGCGAAGGCGTGAATGCTGGCTAAGCGTTGGGCTGGCCGCACGGTCGCCTGCATTGCGTCAGGCCCGTCGCTGCATCCAGTCGATTGCGAGTTGATCCGACTGAGCGGCATGCCGACCATCGCCGTCAACAACTCCTGGCAGATGGCCCGGTTCGCCAGCGTCATCTATGCCGGAGACCCTGGATGGTGGGATGCCTACGGCGCAGAGATCGACATCGACGCCGAGCGCTGGTGCTGCATGGAGAACGTGGCCAAGGCCCGCGGGCTCAACTGGCTTAAATCAAGCGGTGCGCATAACAGCGGGATGCGCGCCATCGAACTGGCTATCGAGTTTGGCGCCGCGCGCGTGGTGCTGCTTGGCTATGATTGCAGCGTTGAGCACGGCCAGCACTGGCACGGCGAGCACGCTGCCACGAAAAACCCCGACGCCTCCCGGTGCGCTATGTGGTTGACACAATTCGCGATGGTGGACCGCAAGGGCGCTGACATTGTGAACTGTTCGCGCGACACGGCGCTGAAGTGTTTCAGGCGTGAGAGGCTGGGAGATTTGCTATGTGCGCCATGATCATCGAGGGAATGCTGGGCCTTGGCGACAACATCCACTCGCGCGCGGTCGTGCGCCAAATGATGGCGCGCAAAGAAGTTTGGATGGAGACGCCATGGCCGAGCGTGTTTCATGACATGGTCGGCCCGCGCCTACACCTGATGAGCAGGCCCAGCAAGCTGCGCACGCAAACGAACAACATCGCCAGGGAGTCTGTCAAGTTCACCAACGCCAAGCCGCCGCGCGACGCGGCCAAGCACAGGATCTGGTACAGGCATGACGACATTATTCGCCAGGGCGGATTCCTGGCTGCCATGTGCCATAACAGCGGCTTGCCGACCGGAGATTTCCGATTGCCTGTACCGGACGCATGGCGCGCCAAAGCGGCGTCGCTATTGCCGGCAGGTCTCGATAAGCCGCTGATGATTTACCGACCGCTTGTCGCGCGCACGGAATGGAACGGATGCAACCAGCGCAACCCTGATCCGGAGATGTACGTCAATCTGGCCAAGTCTGTCCGTGATAGGTTCTATTTCGTCAGCGTTGCCGACCTGTTGCCTGGCATAGAATGGCAGGTATCAGACCCCATCGGCGCCGATCTGGAATTCCACAAGGGAGATATGGACTTCGAGACGATGGCCGGCATGGTCAGCCTTGCGGATCTGACATGGTGCTCGCCTGGGTTTATGCTGGTGCTGTCGCAGGCTCTAAGCGTTCCGATGGTCGCGGTATTCGGCGGCCATGAGTCCGCCAGGCTGTACGATCACGGCAACAGTTCAGACCTGTTCATCCAGCCGCAAAACCCGTGTGAGTGCTTCAGTAAAACGCACGCGTGCGACAAGCGAATAGACATGGTCGCGGCGATGGCTGCGATTCACCAATTCACGCAGGGCATGGAATGAGATTCGGAATCGTTGAGCCGGTCAATCACACCGACAGGGGCAACCCCGGCTGGCACATGATCAATGCCGGGATCCGCCACTTGTTCCGCCGCGCATACCCTGGCGCTGAATTTGTGTCGCTGGTTATGATGCGCCCATGGACAGCGGAAGAGCGCTCCCTGGCTAAAAGCTGCGACGTGCTGGTGCTGGCAGGCAATCCGCGCTACGACGGCGGCGGCCATGAATGGCTGTACTCTGGCGTCATGGATCAGATGATCGCCAGCGGGTGCCGCCTGGTCGACGCCTGGCAGGGGGCCGGGCTGGCCATGGGCAACACCGTCGAGCGAGATGCACAACACATCCTGTCGACTCCGCGCAACCGTCGAATCATGGACAGGCTCCAGCGGTTCGACGCGATCATCACTCGCGACGACCGGGCTCAGCGCGCCAATGAGATGGCTGGGCTGCCGTCGGTGCAGCTGCCCTGCTCGAGCTGGTGGGCAGCTGAGGAGTACGGCGTCACGCGAACGGGCGGCACCGACAAGATCCTGATTGCGCAAAACGTGACCCAGGCAACCAAGACGATTATCAAGCACAAGGATTGGCGCGTGGTCGCAACGTCGCGCGTCGATTACGAGCACTGCCGGAAAATCGGCGTCGATGCCGAGCTGATATTCAATCCTGTCGAAATGCTGACCACGTTCGCGCAGGCTGATACAGTGGTTGCGTGCCGGCTGCACTCGGCGATCCCGGCCGCAAGCGTTGGCTGCAAGACGGCCATTGTAGCCATAGATACCAGGGCTCAGGCTGGCGACGCATTTGGGATACCATGGGCGACGCCAGGGGCATCCCTGCAACCGAAACACGCAGCACAACCACAAGACCCGACCGACATCATCAGATCACTGCTTTGAGGTGCACATGGCAATCACACGAAACCGCGAATCCGTCA